ATATGGCTGGGTTGTGTATCAAAGCATCACAGAGTTTGACCTCTGTTGTTACACCGTCGTCAATAGGAGAGCCATCATAAGATTGGAAGTTGGTTGCTATTGAAGTAGTCTTAGACATATTCCATTGATAATTTGAATTGACCAAACTAAGAAGGATTGAGGCTACTTGAGCGCGATGCTCGATGGTATTTGGTAACATGCGTTCGATATCGACCGCGAGTGGTTTGGTTTCCTTGGTTTTTAAACGTTGCTCAATTGCATAAAGATCAACTCCGTTTATTTCGACAGAGAACTTTGATCCGTTCAGTCCAAGAGATAGTTGATCAGAGATGGGTTCATAGATTGCGTTGATATTGCCATACTTGAAAATTTTTCTTTCCAAGCCTTCCTTGATATCGAGATGTAAATAATAGGGAAACTTTGTCACTGTCCGCGGTAAAATGCTAACTATGCGACGATGAGGATCTCTATCAATTTGTCTCTGTTCAAGGGAAAATGTGACCAATGACATATCATCAGCTATGATCGAAATTGTATCTCCGGTATAATTCCAAAACTCATGTGAATAAATGGCACCACCGCTTACAATAAAATTGACTTTATTGTCTTCGATGTACCATGCTTGCTCGCTGTTGCGGTGAGTCAAGACTGATGGTGAAAATGTATACATGAGTATGGGTTTTTGATGTTGAGAAGTTCATTAATGTCAACATAATAATCTACATCGATCAACATGATTACATGTTTGTCTGTAATAGAGTCAAATTTATAAGGAACATGAATGTCCTTAGCTGAATAATAACAGCGTGACCCATCATACATATCGCGCGAACTGCACGAAATCGAGTACGGGATAAAACCTGCAGCAGTGATTGTCGTTTCCATTTTTGTGACTGCAGATGATCTTAATACAGCAGACTCAACATGAGTGTGATTTTTGCTGTGTCCGATAAGAGTCATCTGATTCATTGGATGAAACAAACTGCGACGAAGGTCCGGAAGACGCTCGGTGTTCCGATCTACCATTTTAGATTTCTCATGATTTGACAAAAAGAACGTCCCTATTTTGAATAGGTGTTTACCGATTTGAATCAACATGAAACGCTTGACGTTGATAAGTCCTTTCTTAAGAACGTCATGCCATATGTGCCCAAGAATGTTGCGAAGATATTTCAGCAAAGGCACATCCAATGTAAA